GAGGTCGCAGAAATCTACGATATTAGCCTCACGCCGCGCGGGGCAAACCCCTCTACCGCTGTGGCGATGCGAAGCCTGGAGAGCGCCCTGGCGGCCGAGGCGGTAGAACCCGAACAAACCGAAATTTTAACCCCCAATAATATGGACCCAATTCAAGAATCTGCGGAGAACCCCGCAGCTGGAGTGGACGCTTCGGCCTTGGCCGGAGGTTTGAGCTCCTCACAAAAGCGCGATATGGCACGCTTTAACATTGTAAAAGCCATTCGCGAAGCCCGCACCGGTAAGCTTACCGGAGTGGAAGCCGAAATGAACCAGGAAGGTTTGGCCGAGCGTCGCCGCTTGGGCTTGGACACCCGCGACGCGCAGATGGGCGCTATTCACTTGCCCGACTTCCTTAACAAGGAAATGCGTACCAACACCGTAACCGGAGGCACCGGCGGTAACTTGGGTGGCGACTTGGTTTACACCGACCCAGGACGCTACGTTGACTTTTTGTACCCCAATACGCCGATGCTCGGACTTTGCTCCGTAGCCGAGAACTTGGTAGGAAATGTACAGTTCCCTGTACAGGATACCGACTACACGCTGAACTGGAACACGGAAACCGGTGCAGCTTCCGCACAGGACTTGACTTTCTCAACTATTACGATGTCGCCTAAGCGCGCCGTAATCGCTGCCGCTGTATCTAACCAGCTTTTGGCACAGGAGTACAGCCAAGGTATCCAAGCTCGTATGGTTAACCAGCTTAACCAAAGCTTTAACAAAGGTTTGGAAGCTGCCGTTTTGGTAGGAACTGGAAGCTCTAACCAGCCCACCGGTATCTACACCGCTTTGAACGGTACCGCGCAGGACTTGGCTTTGGGAGCTATCTCTTACGACGACTTGGTAGATATGGAGGCTTTGCTGGCCGCAAACAACGCTTTGAACGGCCGCCTGGGTTACGTTACTCACCCGAACGTAGTCGCCAAATTGAAAAAGACCAAGGTAGACGCTGGCTCCGGCCGCTTCCTTGTTGAGGGTATGCTTGACCCAGTTCAAACTGCAAACGGTTACAATATCTACTCAACTACTTTGAGCAAAAAGACCACCGGCACGCCCGACACTTACGGTATTTTGTTCGGTAACTTTGAGGACGTACAGCTCGGTTTCTGGGGCGGTGCCACTTTGTTGGTAGACCCTTACACCGAGATGTTGAGCTCAACCGTTCGTATCTACGTGGAGCGCTTTATGGATATTGCTATCCTGCGCCAAAAGAGCTTCGTTATTGCAGACGACGTAACTATCTAAATGACAACCGCTAACTACACCCCAGCAGCTATTAACCTCACAGAGGTAAAAGCTTTTTGCCGAGTAGATACCTCGGCAGATGATAGCCTATTAACTTTCCTTTACAACGCAGCGTGTGAGGAAGCTTTGAGCTACGCGCAGGTGGTCGTAGGTACGGCAACGGTAACCGTGGTAACCAACTGGGCAGAGTATTACACTCTGCCCTTTTGGCCCCTCGGTGCTATTACGCACGTTAAGGTGGACGATGTAGCCGATACGGAGTACACGCTACTAAACGGCGTACTAACCCCCTCCATTGAGGGCGATAAGCTGGAGGTAGTTTACGCAGCCGGTTACGGTGCTAACACCCCCAAAGATATTATGCACGCTATCTACCAGCGTGTAAAATACGGATACGACTACGGCGACGACTTGCCGCAATCTAGTCCGCGCTTTTTTGACCGCGTGCTATTCCGTTACAAAAACACGCTTTGACGCTAGACCGCCGTATAACCCTTTACTCGCCCACCGTTACCACAAATAACAGCGGGCAGGTGCTGCGTTCCTTCGCGAGCGCTGGCACTTGCTATGCACAGCTGGTAATTAACGAGCAAGCAGGCACGGAGGCTTTTGTAAGCGACCAAATGCAAAGCTCCGCCGTAGTGTTGTGGCGCGTGCGTTATCGCACCGACGTACTAGGCAGCTGGGAGCTTGACCACAACGGCCAGCGTTATGAGGTTATTAGCGCCCTTCCCGAAGGTCGCCGCCGGTACACACTAATTAAAAGCCGCCTCAAAGACAATGCCTAAAAATGGTATCCAAGGCTTTGAGAAACTTCGGAGGGATCTAAAAAATTCACCGGAAAAAATCCGCATACAGGAACTATACAAGGAACTGCGTGCGGAGGCTGCGCCTTTACGCAATGCAGCCCGGCAGGAAGCTTACGCTGGAGTTAAAAAGCCAGGCAGTCGCAACCTTTGGAAAAGCATTAAGATAACCCGCGCACGGGTAAAGGTTTGGAAAGACCAGATTGGGGTTTGGATAGGGCCTACCCGAGTTACTGCTCTAAAGGAAAACCGGCAGGCCTATCCCTTTATGCAGCTCTTTGGCTCAAAGTTTTACGAGGCCAAGGACTATATGGGTAAGGCTTGGGAAAGGGAAGGCGCACAAAGCCGGGCTAAAATTGACCGCGTAGGACGTTCGCACTTCCAACGCAAATTAAGACAGGCGCTTCAATGAACTATCTTAAAATAATTCGCGACGCTTTGCTAGCCGCCCAGGCGCTACCGGTCTACGCTATGGCTGCCCCACAGGGTACCACGGCGAACCATATTGTTCTACAACTGGACAGCGTGGACGTGACCGAAACCAAAGACGGTTACAAGATGCAGGACGCGAACGCCCAGGTTTACATTTACCATACCGACGCGGATACAGCCCAGACCGTACTACAAAGCATACGCGACTACCTTGCCGCGAACGGCAATGCTGCGTACCTTTCGGCGTGGATGACAAACCTACAAACGCTTTACAACCAGGACGAAGAAACCGTTATACTGGCCGCTGACTTTACTTTTACAATTAAAACTACCTAACTATGGCAACCAATTCAGGTACCGAATTTCGCGTACTATTGAGCACCGACGGCACGACCTACAAAGGTCTAGCCAATGAAACGGAGTGCAGCTTTGAAATTACAAGCGACACCCGGGAAACTACTAGCAAGGATAACGCAGTTTGGCGCACCTTCACGCAGAACGCTAAAAGCTGGACTGCTACGGGTACCGCTATCTTTGGCGACGACGACGCTACCAAATGGAACCCGGACGAACTGTACGACTTGGTAGGTACTACCGTTTGGGTACGTTTGGCCCCTTGCGCCGCTGGTACGGTTACTCCGGTTACTGGAGAATCCAAGCTAGACGGTACCGCCGTGCTTATTTCTTTCTCCAGCTCACAGCCGGACAAAGATAACGGTACCTTTACTTTCAACTTGCAAGGCTCTAATGCTTTGCTGAAATCAACTATCTAATGGAAAAGGGCTTAAAGTTTACGCTGGGAGCGGCGCTAATGTTTGAGGAATTGACAGGCAAACGAATGGCAGACCTGAGCGAAGGCTTGGGCTTGGCCGATACGGTGGCTCTTATTTACTCTCAAAGGTATTGGGATAAAGCAGAACGTCCGACGTTTGACGCGTTTAAACTTGAAATTGGCGCTACCCAAATGCACGAGCTCCCGGCGTTACTCAACGCCCCTTTTTTCCCGACGGAGGTCCAGTAAAATTACTGGGCCTCCTACTCGGGCGCGTAGGTCTAAATAAAGCCGATGCTTTAAGCCTTACAGGCGAACAAGTGGAGGCGGTACTAGAAGCTTACACAGAGGGCGAAAAGGACGAATGGAAGCGCACGCGATGGCTGGCTACCGTGGTAGCTAACTTTAGCGGAAACGCAAAGCGGTCGGGTTTAAAGCCTACCGACTTTTTCAGGTTTGACGACGAAAAATACAGCTCCGGTATTCGTGAGCTTTTTAAGATAGCAAAAGAAACAGATGGCGGACCAAATAATTAGCAGGCTTTTACTCGGGCTAGATACCCGGGAGTTTCGCAATGGTATCCGTAATCTAGACCGCGACCTCCAGGGCTTTTCCAAGAACATACAAAACCTAGGCGGCTTCATTGGCGCAACCTTTGCCGTCGGAGTAATCCAGGACTTTACGATGGAAGCCGTAAAGCTCGGCGACCAGCTAGCAGCGGCGGAGCAAGGTTTTCAGCGGTTTGGCAATGCCGCAGACCTGGAGAAGCTAAAAGCGTCCACTAAGGGTATGGTATCCGAGGTGAAGCTATTGCAGCAAGCAATCCAGGCCGGTAACTTCGGTATTCCGATCCAGGAGCTAGGCGACCTTTTTGCCTTTGCCCAGGCACGCGCCCGGGAAACTGGCCAAGAGGTGGACTACCTTACGCAATCTATTGTAACCGGTATTGGACGTAAGAGCCCGCTTATCCTGGATAACTTGGGCATATCCGCAATCCAATTAAAGGAAAGGCTGGGAGGCGTAAGCGCGGAAGCTGCGACTATTGGCGACGTAACCAAAGCAGTATCCGCAATCGCAAAGGAGGAACTGGCCAAGATGGGAACCAGCACCTTAAGCGCCACCGAAGAGGTTACCCAATTCGCTACCGAATGGGAGGACTTTAAGGCGGACTTTGGTAGAGCTATTGCTCCGGCCGTTGTAACCTCTTTGCGATGGATTAAAAAGGAGCTGAAGGAAATCCGGGACTTTGCTATTGACGTTTACAACTTACCAGGTTTAGGCTTAAAAGGCCTGGCAGACCTTACTACCGGTTTGCTAGGAACAAAGGGAGGCGCTACAATGAGCAAGGCGCCAAACTACGCCGAGCTCTACAAACAAGCCTTCCCCCAAAAGGAGGTAACACCTATCCAGGAAACTACCGCGGCAATCGCAGACCAGGGTAAGGCTATTAAAAGTACAGTACAAGACCTGGAGCTTTACAACGATTCGGTAAGGAAATTGCTAGCTTTTAACGAAACGGCTCCGGATTATTTAGAGGAACTTAACAACGAGCTTTTTGCAGGGTCGGACTATTGGTTTACCTACGGCGACCGGATGGCTGAAGCGCTGGACACCTCAGCACTAGAGGGTTTTATGACTTTCCACCAAGATATGGAGGATGAGGTTATACCTGGAATTGTTAACGTGGTAGCTGAGTACAGCCGCTTAAATAGCATTATTAATACCGTCGCTGGCACTATTGGCAACGTATTACAGCAATCTTTTAGCGCAGCCCTTACCAACGGAGAGGACTTTTTCAAAGTGCTATTAGACGGCCTTAAAAAGATGGCTTTGCAATTAGCAGCAACCGCAGGCGCAGCCTTGGCTCTTTCCGTTATCCTTAAAAGTATGGGCATAGGGGCAGGCGTAAGCCTTGGTAATATCTTTAAGGTAGTGGGCGGGCAAATGGGTCTACCCGGCTTAACCGGCAGTACCTTTAATCCGTTGACCGGAAGTGTAGATGGAGGCCTTAACTTTACCGGACGCGTAAGCGGGCAGGACTTACTTTTGTCTACCGTAAGAAGCGGAACTAATTACCAACGCGGGGGTGGCTAAAACGCTAGTATTTTACGCAAAGACGGCCAGGTACGACTTTAAAATATACGACCTAGGCACAACGTACCAGGGCTTTGACTTTACGCCGCCCTTGGAAATTGGCGTTGCGGACTGGTCCATTGACTACAGCCCACAGGATAACGTACTGCCAGGCATAGTACCGAGCAGCTGCTCCGCGTCTTTCTTTCCCATAGGCAACGCTCCAGATTATAGCGACTTCCGCACCATTTTCTTCACCTCAACCCCGGACTGGGTGCTGGAGGTACACGAAGGTATCAACGTGGTTTGGCGTGGCTTTATTACTCCCGACCTCGGCGAAATTGAGGTAACCAACGGCAAGCGCTTCGTAAAGATAACAGCTACCGACGGCTTCCAATTCCTAGACAAAAAAGCGGACTACTTTACGGTACAGGAAGTAAAGAATTTTACCAGCACCATAGCCAAGGTATTTACTTTTTGTGAGCTTATTTACTTATTTGAGGACGGCTTCTATATTAGTGAGCACTACCAGCCTACCAACAACATAGTAAGCTTCACCAATCAGGGCGGTATGTACGTTACCGGCACCTACCGCGATGGTTTGATATTTGCCAATAACGAACCAAAAAGCAGCCGCCAGGTTATACAGGATATTTGTACGGCTTTCAACTTACAGCTTTTTCAAGACAAGGGAAGCCTAGTATTTAGAAGCTGCCATATTAAAACGCCAGCCTGGTATAACAACTACGACACCGGAGGGGCTTTTATAGTGCGCATAACTCCACCGGCATACACGCAGTCCGTGGTAGTGTACAGCGACGGCCTAGAGCTTTACAAGCCTTCGGCCGCCGAGGTACGCATTACTGCGCCTTACGTGGGTAGCGTTTTTATATGGAACGAAGGGGCCACCTTCCTGGCTTACGATAACCTACAAATAGGAAACCCGGTAAGCGACGGCACCGCCGATATACGTTTTAACGGTGAACTGCGAGCGCGTTACAGTTTGCCAGGTAACTACGCCCCAACTAACCGTACTATTACGTTCAAGCTTACTTTTAAGTATAACGGTTTCTATTACAACGGTAGCACCTGGACCACCACGCCCACCACAATAGACCACGTTGTAAACTTTTTGGCGGAGAATCCTTTACCCGACCCTGCGATATTTGAAGAAACGCACACCGTAAATAATTACGACCTGGAGAACCTTCCCGCTATTGGGTCGGAGCCGTTTTACTTTAC